ATTAGAGTTTCTTGGTTAAAACTTAATAAATAAGTATTTACTGAGGATATTAAGCGAACTGATCAAGGAATATAAGAAATATATATGTGGATAATAATTGGTTTTAGAAAAACCACATAATACACGGAATTCATGAGGTTGACAACTCATGTCTTAAATCGTCTTATATGGATTTGTGCATTCGTAAGTTTGACACCTTACGTCTTATTTTGTCCCTGCTTTATCGGCGTGTTTAATCGCTTTATTGGCAAATTTAGTTATGAGTCAATAAATTGAAGCGACGCGTTTTTAGTCGGGTATATCCCCACTAGGTAAAGTATTCTTTTTGGTTTTGTTTTAAATGATATGTTTATATCATTAAACCCGAGCATGATTTTATGTCAGGACGGTTGCAAAACTGGGCTAGTTTTTCTTGGGAAAAACACATCCCACCCCCTACTCGAAGTCAATTAGACGCCGTGGCTAACGGACGGTTATGTTATAAAATTTATAACAAAGATAACCCTCTTAGTATACATGAGAACCATGTATACAAACCCTGTACGTCGCTGTTTTTACGAATTGAATAGATAGGGACCAATGTGTAATATGGACAAGTGTAATCAAAACGAGTATAACAAAGAAACTACAGATAGTAAAAGAATACAATCAAGCAAGAATACTAAGGTTTTTCAAAGTATTCTTGACATACACAATAGGAACACACATTCCCTCAAAACAGCTTTAGTAGCTTTAAAGAACAAGTATTCCATGACACATACAACTGTTAAATTTCTAGCTGATGTTGTAATAGGTCATTATATTGTATTCCCAACTCAATCCACTGTATTGGGAGTAACAAAAAATGATTTTATTCGACGAACAACACAACTTGCTAGCACTAAACATTATCGTGTTAAGTTTGAACGTATTCAAAATTTGAGAATCGCAATAGTTTTGGAAAATTCTTTTAAACCAGAGTCTGTTTTTTCCTACTTTTTTACTAATGTTACTAATTATTTATCATCATTTAGTGATACATATACCCTCATAGGTGATCGAACAGCAGATGCTGTCTGGATCATCATAGACGTGGCATCAACATTGCTAGAATTACGAGATGGGTGGTTTAGTATGATTAAAATAATTAATTTATTAACCACTATGCTCTCTGTAACGCATAGGTGCAAACGTTTGTTCAAACCTCAAACTTTAGAAGGTCCTGCTTTGTTAGCATCATTATGTTTGCCTAAAGACTTGATGAATATGATAAAAGATTTTTCATCTTTAACAGGTAAACGTATTTTTCATTCTAATATTTTTATGGATATAGTTTTAAAATTTTTATCAATTATAAGACGTTTTTTATTATATTTAGCTAAAGTTTTTGAAGGCACCTTTGCGGAGCAGTCGATATTACACTTACTTATTGCTGTAGCCAAGTTTTCAGGGTTTGTATCTCATTATAATTTGATAAAAGAAGTTATTGA